ATTTTCTTGTTTAAAATAAGAATTCGTAACATCCAAATCTACCAGACATTCAGACGCTGCATGCTCCCAAGCATTTCCTATTAGTTCAACAATAACTTCCGATATTTCATCAATACACTCTTCTCCAACACCAGAATACTTTAAAAAATAAGAAATATCATCCATTCTTCTTGATAACTCTACATTATTTGAACTCTTTCTCATTACCCTTCTATAATGATTTTTATATAGATCATCACAGAACTTATCCGTATATTTCTTCATGTTGTCTTTATCGCTGTTGTTTAATAACAATAATGGAGAAGACGCAATTCCTTCTATAAAAATATTATGTTCACACTTGAAAATCACTGTAACCCTATGTCCATAACTTTTTATTAATATATTGCATATTATTTCAAGAAAAATATATGTTAACTTATCAGTAAATACTATATCACCTAAATTTATAATAATAGGCATTCTAACATTTGCATATTTTTCTTTTAAAGTATTTACATATGCTAATAATTTTTTAATGGAATTGCCATTAAATTCTTTATCTTTATTTTGAAATATAGCATGACCATTTTTAATAATTATATTCTTAGAATTAGTTTTTATTACATTTTTATTTAGTAGCAATTCGTCATTTTCCATTTTACTTTCCCTAAATATATTTTCTTTCATTTTATACTAGGTTTGATAAAATTGCAACAAAATACCCCGTATTTCCACGGGGTATTGTCTAAATGTATTTTGGGGGCGGTATACGCCAAAAGGCGATTGCTTACCCCGGGGGATAATCCCGGGGGCTCTTGTAGCATATGGAGCTCCGTACACTGCCATACACCCTGCCTCTCCGGTGATCCGGCGACAGATAAGCTTACTGGGAATGTTGGATTTGAACCAACGACACTGCGGTTAACAGCCGCATGCTCTACCGACTGAGCTAATCCCCAACATTGCACCGCCGTAACGGTGCTGTTATCCCAGACCTGGGACATAGCAGCTTAAAGTATATGCACTGCTAACTTACCCCGGACACCAGGGAATCTTGTTCTCTCTATAAACTGCTTGCACTTCCAGAGCACTACCCGTAATTGCCGGACTACTGCAATCACCGGCCAGTCTCATCTATTACGGATAAAGTTTTTTACAGCTTTATAGCATTGCAGGACTTCAAGCTGCACAGAAATATGTTTTTCCGCTTTTGGTATCAGAACCCCCTCACAACTCCACCCAGGGACGTCATCCATGTTCTTTACCGGTTGTCACGGCTTTATATGCTAGTGCCATCGATGTCTTGCACTAGCGGAGAGGTTGTAGTTAATCGGTTCCCCCAGCGGCGGGATCACCTCGCTCATAAAATTATACAAGATATAGCAGCACGCAACCCACCCCGTACTGCTCTGGCAACCATAAGTTCCTTTCATTGCCCCTGCCCAAATGCCCTTTAGGCCATGTCTTCTCTCGGCAGTCCTGGAATACTCGACGT